TGTAGCCCCATCTTGAACACGTATGGTTTGTTGCCCGGTATCGATCAACAACTCTCCTATAGGGCCAACATAATTTGACGCAGCGGCGGTATTACCGCGCTTGATCAAAATCTGTGATATGTTGATAATGTTGCTCATTAGATGGTTCCGCCGTCCAACGAGTAAGTGGTGCCCTCTAGTGGAGGAGTGTAGCTGGTGCCATAGTAGGCTGGTAGTACTTCTAGGTCTAGTGGTACGCCATAGTTGTCGTCAATGTACACTGGACTGGTTTGGTCCGAACTAGTCACTGTGGTACTGAAAGCCAATTTGTAAAAACGATTCTCCAAGCTGTTGATGGTGTTAGCATCAAAGGTGAAATTGCCCTGTCCCAGCTGAATATTGGCCCAAGTCACCACATAGCTCTTTACTGTGACTTGATTTGTGGGGTCCTGTATACTAGCAGTCACACTACTTCCTGTGAGATCCACAGGTTTTTGATCTTGATTTTTAACTATAACTTGTATGGGATTGTCTACTCCCTGGTAAACTTTAATAGGACGTGAGTACACTTGGCGATTCCTTGTAGTGAAAATAGTGGGGTCAAATACTTGAACCTCGGCAGTATTGGGATATATGTAGGCTTTAACAGTTATCATTTTATATACTTTTACATATTTAGCGTAACCTAAAAGTAAAAACCAATTCCAAAACAGTTATAAATAACTTGTGAACGAAATTAAACAACTGCTAGATCAATATCCCTACTTGACGTTGCTCACATACGGTGGCAACGAATACCTCGGAATCATACAAAATGCCGATGAACAAATCACCACAATTTACGATTATGCTAGTCTAAAAACCGCTGAGCAAAAAACCTTGTTTTTGAGCCTGGGCGATACTTGGTGGTGGGAAAGCAATCGAATCATCCCCATCAATGTGTTTCTAAAAGCCGAGTGGAGTGGGTTCAAGTTCTGCGTCAAAACTATGAACAGCAAAGACGTTGAGATTAAAGTAGGCCCTCAAGTTAGCCTTAAAGAAATGTCTATGAAGCGGTCAAAGCGCCGTTCAATAACTCTTGTTCGCAAAGTAAGTTGATGTGCACACAAACTAGATGTGCATAGGCCACAGCATGGCTCTTTTTAAATGTGTATTCCTCACTAGCATCCCAGATAGTTTCAGCAATTTCACCCCAGGTTCGGCCAATCAAATGACGTTTGCCCGGACGTATTAGCGCCAAGAACATGGCCATTCTAGGTACGCTATTCACCGCTTCAGGACACTTGATTAGTGTATCATAGTGATTGCCAATGTGTATCAGTCGAGCACAAAATTCTGGATCGTATAACTTATCCCAAGCAGGCTCTTGTGCCATTAGTGCGTTAAGATGTTGCTCGCTCTTTATCTGTGTATATAATGACACATTCAAAAAGTCCAACTTCATATAGCCCCAGTCTTCGGCCACTTTATGATCCAGTGTGGCTATTCCCGTAAAAGGGTCTGTGGGAATATCTGTGACATATACACCAGTGTTGTGTTTGATTAATTTGCCATCACGAACAATACCAGCTGGCGTATGTTTCAATAACTTCAGCGCATCTTCTCTGTTGGGAAAGTCAATGTCAATATCACTTTTAAACTTCATAATCCTGCCTTTTGCAATATATCTTTGACCCATTCGGTATCGGCCAAATAGTCCTTGAATCGTTTTTGCCAGAAGTCGGGATCTATCCACGGAAGAACGATTTCAGTTTGTCCAGGATCCAATTTCTCAAGAAACTCAATACCACTACTACAATTAAATACAATCCAAGGACTGATCCTCCCGGTACTAATATGGTAAACAATACGATTTGCGTTACCGTATCTGAAATAGTCACTAAAGCCGTTTCGAAGTTCTGGACGAGCGTCTGCATATTCTGTCATTTCTTTTAGTGCACGTTCCAGCGCATCTTGTGTGGCTTCACGTCGCAAGTATTCGGGAAGCCATTCAGTGTATAATCGATCACTGCACCAGTTGTCCAGCTTTTTATTGTTCTTTAAAAGCCAATCCGTGAAACTAGCAAAATTAATGCAACGGATATTGACACAATGCCTACCAAATTTAACAAAGGCATTATAATAAGGGCTCTTAGCAAAATCCTCGTAACACTTGAGCCGAGCACTGCCTTGTGTAAATTCATAGAATCTGAGATACGCCTTGAGACCCCATTGAACTCCTGTTTCATCGCGTTGAGTATGGCGACGCTTGGCTTCACAGAGGTGCGCCAGTAAGGTTGTTTCTTTTCTAAAAGGCTTTTCACAGTACTTACAATTAAATGTAGTCTTTGATTCTACGCTCGTCCCATCCATGTGCTCGTGCCAATTCTTTAATATCGTTTTTGTCATTGATTGCAGCCAACATCTTGATCTCGTCGCTTTTTGCATGCGGGTATATTTCAGCAAAAAACTTTTCTGCCTTGTTATTACTTGACGCACGTTTGGGCGCTGCCAGCCAATTGTGTCTAAATTTGCCTATGCCCGGGCTCACTGTTGTGGCCAACAACCACTGCAATTTTTTGTGTTGTGTGGTGCTGACATCAAAGAAGTGTTTGTTTAGTCGCTCGTTTACACTCATCAAGTAGTAGGCCTGTGTGTCGTAGTCACCTGCGACTACACTGCCCCAACGAATCATGGTAAACATTGTGATCTTTTTGCGTTCTTCATCACTCAACTTGTCAAAGAATTCTCGGTTCTTTGTGTCAAACTGTTCCATTTCGTATGCAATGTGTAGTTTATCTGTCATGATCTTTTTTCAAGTTATAGTATACTATAGCACGTTCTAACAGTTCTTGCAAGCCTTCATCTGTTCTAGCCATTCGGCGTATGTTACCCCACATTTGATCTTCCAGTAGTTGTTCATGAAATGTACTACCATCACTCATTATATCACTGTACAACTCACGTTGGCTGGTTCCGGGCAAGCGTCGGTAAACGGTTTTGCCTTTATCCGGGCTTTCAAATATATCACTCATGCTACCAAACCTTGTTATAATCCACCACTTCGCTCTGTCTTGAAATATCCTTCACAAAGTACACACACATGGGCCCGTCTACTCCCTCTTCCAAGGGCACTGCCAACATTTGCCCGGGTTTGAGCTTGGGGAAATACCATTTGACATCTTGATAAATGTCCACTATCTCCACCGGATAAAAATCAGGACGGAAGCTGGTTTTGGGATTGAAGGCAAATGCACTAAAGCCGCGATCATTGATGCTAGTCAAGGGCACAACTTCTAAATCGCCTTGTTCTTTTTCGCCAATCAGCAACTGCCAATCCACGGGCATTTTGATGATGTGTTTGCCTATCTTTAACACCAAGGCCGGACTGTTGAAACTTTCCATAAAAATTAATGGTATGTAAAAGTAGTCGGGCTCGCGCGGGTTGCTGTTATCTAATACACAAAAATTGAGTTCTTCAATTTCATTGGGTATTTCATTCATCTCGTAACTACGATTCTCAAGGGTGAGTATTCTCATGTGTTTCCTGTGTATTTTTAAGAATTTATTTGGTTCCGCATTAGGTTATTGCCACCATTATGCTTTAACGATAGTATTAGATCTTGCAATTGCGACGGTGTCATGCTTGACAACTGATCAATGTGGTTTAGAAACCAAGTTCGTTTGTCCTTGTGAAGTCTGCACAAGTCTTCGTCTTTGTCAAAATTTGATACATAAGGCGATCCGTCTGAATAAAACTGCCACGGAGTCAATATGACCGGAATAGATAAACTGTGGCACAGGTGTGCCATACCGCCCTCGTAGGCAATGACTCCGTCACAAAACTGAGTCAGTAAAAAAATCTTTTGCTCGATCGTGGTAGCATTAGAATCAAACGAAATGATGTCATATCCGGCTAGTGATACCAATCGTTTTACTTTTTGCCAATCATCAAGCGAGTGATATCTATGATAGGGATGGGCACCATTAGGCCAGTTTTCATGATTTATCAATGATCTGGTGGCAATACCGATGTAGGGGTACGTTGGTTTCTTGATGTTAGAGAAATCCTGTCCAAACAATCTTAAAGTGGACGCTGTTATGTACGGCACATCCAAATCCAAGTTCCAACGTTGCCTGAGATCAGTGACTACCTGAGCATCTGGAGGTACAATTGATTCGTTTTCATGCGCCACCATCAGTACTTGATCACTTATACCAAAAACTCTTTTCAATGTGGTGTAGACATTATTTGTTATGAAATCGTTTGTTGATACTTTTACCAGTTGATTTTCTTTTTTGGCCAAATGCAATAGAACAGACAAATTTATAATATTATCGCCAAGACCCATTTGATCTTGATGTCTGTAATAAATCATTGCCAGTTAGCCTTTTCTATTGTAAATGGGTAATTGGCCTCGGTATAAAACTTTTTCCGGGCCGTCAAATGTCTTTTTGCAAATTTGCAGGTGCTGGTTATATCCCAAATCTCTACGTGATCTTTGTCGTCTGCTTTGCGTATACCTCGTCCAATGCTTTGTATAACCCTAACAAAGCTCTTTCCGGGTTCCACCAAAACCAGATTAAAAATACGAGGGATATTAATACCCACTGCGGCCACACCGTAAGTCGCCACAATAATCTTGCCAGTACTAGTCGCCACTTCGTCGTATTCTGCTTGTCTTGTTGTTCCTTTAGTTGCTCCACTTACAAATACCGCCTTATCACCTAAATATTCTGTTAATAGTTTACCTGTTGCCACTCGATCCACCAGCACCAAGGTATTGCCTGTGTCGTTGACCCGGAGAATCAAATTCCGCATATAGGTCAATCTGCCTGTGGTCTCTAACAGGTATTTTAGTTCCTGCTGGTATTCTCGATATTCTACATGATCAATCAACTGCACAATGTTCACATGACAGTTGGCAAGATGCCCTGCTTCTTGAAGATCACTAGCAGTAAGTTTTCCCACTACCGGTCCTAGACTACACAGTATACTTATCTTCGCATGATCCTCCTTGGGAATTGTTCCCGTAAGTCCCCAACGAATAGGCACATGTGCAAATACTGTTGTGAGCAGAGTTTTTAGTGCATCGGCCTTGGCCATGTGAACTTCGTCAACCATGACGCAAACAACACCCTCAATAAAGTCGCCAATTTCTACTTCGGCTTCTCCACTTTTAGTAGTCTTCATCATGTTGTTCAAACTCTGCCAAGTGCAGATAGTATGTGTTCGATTGTACTCTTTTCTATCGCCAAAGTACACGCCCACATCAAGTCCGAGATTGATGTAGTCGGCTTCAGTTTGTGTCACTAGACTTTTGTTGGGCACAATGACTACGCTACGTCCGTAGGGCTCAACACTGCGACTCAAGGCCGCAGTCATAATGGTTTTACCTGCACCTGTGGCTACTTCTTGCACACTTTGCCGATTTTGTAAAAATCTGTTTAGTATATCAGGTTGATAGTCTCGCAAATAAATGGGTTCTCCCTCTTTGGGATGCCCCTTGGGCCACACCTTGTCTGCGAATGTGTCTTCGGTTATGGGATCAAATTCAAACTTGGTGCTATAATCTCGTTGATCATCTAGTTCAACATCCCATCCTTCTGCGTCCAAAAACTCCAAGACTTCTGGTAACAGATTAATATATGTGCTACCTCCAAGTTGTGCAAACGAGACTTTTCCATCCCACCGCCCTAGACGGACTGCAGGCTGATATCGAGCGCCCGGAACTTCGTATTTAAACTTGTCTACTAATCGTTTTCTTGTGGATAGGTCTAATCCAATTAGTTTGCAATTTACTTCATCGTTAATTTGGATTTTACAAACAGTCATATGGTATAAATAATAGTGTAGTTCGCGATACTGCAAATATCCAACTACTCTAATGCTTGAAAGGAGCACCAGCAATGATATTTATAGATAACAAGTATTCGCATTGGTATTATAGCATAATCACTAATGCTAAAGCAAGAGTTTTATCAAAAGAAGTGTATACAGAATCACATCATATATTACCCAAAAGTCTTGGTGGAAATAACTCAAAAGATAATTTAGCTAGGTTAACTGCAAGGGAGCATTACATAGTTCATAGGTTATTAATTAAAATGATCCTAGATCCAGCTTCTAAAAGAAAAATGCAATTTGCATTAAATGCATTTAGAAGATCAAGTAAAAATCAACAACGTAGCACTCTTACTTCTAAACAATACGAAATAATAAGGAAAGAAGTATCTATTGCCCGTAGTCAATCTCAATTAGGTAATAAATTTGCTCAAGGATTCAAACAATCTCCGGAAACTATAGCAAAAAGGGTCGCTAAATTAGTAGGGCAAAGAAAAAGACCGAGAACTATAGAAGAAAAATTACACTTGAGTTCTATTGCAATAGGTATTCCAAAATCAGAGTCAACTAAACAAAAAATGCGAAAACCTAAGAGCCCCGAACATTGCGAAAATATTCGTAAAGCTAATATTGGTAAAAAGTTGTCAGAGGAAACTAAAAGAAAAATCTCTGAATCTAAAAAGAAATAATTAATTTAGTCTGCAAGTTTTTCTACCTTATTTTCTGCTTTTTTATTATACACTTCGGCAGCACAATACACAATCTTTTCTGCATTCTGAACCATTAGACTTTTATCTCCGCCAAACATCATACCAGCACTGCTGATCAGCAATGGTATTGCGTGATTGGTAACCGGGGTCACCACGTGCACATATCGAAAGCCCGTATCCCAATAACGTTCATTTAGTTTTACAGTACGTGCAACTTCCACAACACCCGCTCTCAGTTGTTTTAGTTGTGCCAACAATCTGCCACTGAGATCAGGTTCATAAACCACAACAGGCCAACGTTGCATCTCATCTGCATAATCTAGCACTCTTGCAAGATTCTCTGCAATTGTGGTGGGATCTAGTTTGGCTTCCCTACTGACGGCAAGATTGTAAAAACGTGGCGTACTGTTTGCCACTATCATGTCTGCAATTGATTTACTCACAGTATAGCCCAGGACTGCACTCATGTCAATAAGACGCAGTAAATTGTCTACACCAAATCCACCCAGTTTGTTTTTGATATACTCATGCAAACTTTCGGGACAATTAGTGATCGTCAATTGATCATCTCGATACTGTAGTTCTATTGCATAGGGGTCGGCCTCAATTGTTGCAATCAAGGCATTCAGTCTGCGAACTTCCTCATCAATTTCAAAATTGTTTTGTTCGGCCCAAGTTGTGAGCCAAACCAAATTGTATTCTGTGAGTGCGAAATTCCATACTTTGGCTTCCTTGTCCCATACTCCCTGCCCTTGACTTTCTTTTCTAAAGTCCCGCAGGTTGTCAATCAACGTGTTGTTGAATGGAAATGTGACTTGTATTTGATCATTCACCACCGACAACTTTCTAGTATAGTCCATGGCTCGTAACGGCAACCGCCACATGGCACGTTCTTCAACCGGAGTGACATCTATGCCTTTTGCGGCCAATTGTCTTTTATATTTGATCACAATCTTAACTGCCAAGTCACCTTGCTTTTCTGTGAGTGCACGTCCTTCATTAGCAGTTGTACTCATGCTGTTCAGCACATCAGTATCATAACGTGCCAAACTGACTATGGGATCAAAGTCATTTAACCAAGAATGAGGTTTGGTTTTTAGTGTCGCAGGATCTCGAAGTCCTGCAATAACTTCCAAGTAATCTTCAACTGTGGTGTATCGGTTCATAGTGTATTATAACAGTATTTACAAGTTGTGTCAAAAGAAAAAGCCCCAATTGGGGCAAAATTACGTCGTACCAAGTATACTTTCTAACCATTCTCGACACTCTGGCCATGTTCGGTATACATGTGCTCTGCCACCTGCCGTAATAAATTCATGACAGTTACTGCTTCTATCATCTATTAATATGTCCTTGTCGCTTTGGCAATGCCTGTACTTGTCAAAACTGAATGGCCCAAAGAAAACAGGTATGCCGGGAAAATATCTATCGGCCCAAAATACTTTATCACTGGCTGCATATGGCACCGAGTAGTCGTGTGGCAACGCAGTCAAGAAAGCCAAACGAGTATCAGGATGTTTGTCGACATACGCCCTGCACCACTGTACTAATTCTTCTGCGCCTTCTTTTAGGGGCAGGTCTCTATAAAAACGTTCCTTGGCTTTGACTTTGTTCCAATCCGCATCTGGTATACGTTCGCCATAGTTCCAATTGCGCTTAACCAAACGACGTGCTTCGCCCATCCAGTCTGCCACCACGTCATCCATGTCTAGATAAATGTTCATACAACTTTTCCCAATGCGGCATAGATTAACTGATCCAATTCAGTATCAAATGCTTGACCTTGTCTACGCTTTAACCAAATTGTTTCCAGTAGTTGTTTAGTATCACCATGTGTGCTGACAACAAGACCACGTGATTCTATTTCTTCTAGTAAATCGTCATCATCAAAATCGGTTAATTCAACATCAATTTCAACTTCTTTATATACTGTTTTTGACATTATTCTACTCCAAAATGTTCTTGAATTGCTTCTTTAATGTGTATGCCTTTAACTGTTTCGGGATTATCCCAATAGGCTTTGTAAGCAACTTCGCCACATTCCCGAACAAGCAACTCGGCGAACTTGTCTTTTACTATTAATAACTGTGCATGAGTCAGTGTAGTCCAGGTTTCTGGCACAACTTGATCCATGGTCTGCCCAAATAGTTCATCGATTCGTTTGTTCATTTTTTTTACCAACTTGAATTATAAAATACTTTCAGTCCCACAAACAATTCAGCTCTTGCGTTCTTGACAAACTCCAAGTCCTGTTGTTGATAGTAATCGTCCGCGGGATTGCCAAAGAAGAATCCTGTTGTACCGGGCAATTGATTGTTTAAGATATCTTGTTCCAACAAATCAATATCCTGCCAAGTTAATTCTAGTTCAACACCGTTAAAGGTCTCTGCGTCTCCGCCCTTGGCATAATACAACTGTTCCATCCAACCATGTAAGTTGGGATGTTTACGCCAGTAGGCTATTTCACGAAGATTTTCCCACTCTTCTTCAACCTTTGCGGCTGTATATGCATACATATCTAATCCCATTTTTACATCTCCACTAAACGAATAATATCTGATTGCTTGACTGACAATACGTTGCACACCTCACCTTCAAACACCACAGGCAAGTCTGTGAGAATCATAACCAAAGCCCCAACTTCACGTTGTACTGTGCCTATAAATGGGACTTTTTCCTTGCGGCCAAACACTCGATCGCCGTAGAGAAATTTTGGCTTGGGTGCGTCCTCGTTTTTGCGTTCAAAATAATCAGTCAGGCTGGCCATTAAAGTACTCCTCTGCTAGTTGTCGTGCTTCTTCTATATTCTTTGCAGGTACTGTGACAAAGGCTTGGTCTCGTAATACATGCATGTCATAGGGCACATATCCAGGCCAGGTAAAGTCTTCGGGTATAGTTACCTGTACTTCAAATTCCTGTACGCCTTTAAGGCCAATTTGTATGTCGTTTAAAAAATCTTGTGAGTCCATTATCGAGGCTCCGTTAGTATCAACAAAAGTGCAGCAAACATTGCTAACCAAAAATGACCGGCAAATATTAGTATAATAGGAACGAACCAAAGCCACATTATTCTTCTGCCTGTGGAAGTGTGGCTTCTAACAATACAATCAGTGCACGAACAGTGTCCGGAGTCATTGTCAGTGTCATCGAAGTATCATGTCCGACTCGTAATTGTGTTCTACCATCGGTAGTGATTCCTACCATAAAGCCAACTGCGGTGTTTTCATTTTCCATGTGTGGTACCTTTAACGGAGCAATTTCGGGGATTGGGGGTAGTTCTATTTTGCGTCTAAACATTATCCATGTCTCCATTCAGTCCAGTATTCAAAAAGTACAATTACGAGGGTTGCCATTGCCGTTTCCTTAAAATATAGTGGCCAACCAATAGCCAAACCACACCAATAGCACACCCACGGTGGTTGCCATTATGCTTGTGCATAAAAGCAATAAAGGTATTAAGGTATCTTGTTTCATTCTACAACTCCTAATTCTAAATCTTGACTCACCATATCTACCATGCTGCTATAGCAAGTGGGGCAAAACGCCACGGGCAGTATACCAAAGTA